CCAACTCGATCAACACCCTCAACCTCAGGATCACAGAGGTCATCGGGGAGGGGCGCGTGACGTCCGCCACCATCCTCAATCACGACAGGCGGATCACGGGCCTAGAGCAGTGGCGCGTTACCCTGCCGCCGGCTAGGCGGGAGGCACCCTGACGTGCCACTTGGAGGGGTTGCGGATGTACTGCCGCGTCCAGCCCTTGTACTTGTACTCGTCGATGCGGCTGCCCTTTGAAACCGGCATCGAGACGACGAGGCCGCTGGGCATGTAGAAGCGAACGAGGTGGTGGTTCTGGCCGTCGGCCCACTCAATCCTTAGCGCGCCCTCGTGAAGCGCCGTCTGCTCAATCGTCCGCCGGATCTTCGCGTTCATTCGATGTCACCCTATACCATAAATCACAAGCGAGAAGCCTGACACGCTCGTGCGGGCTCTGCAAGAGCCTCGTAATCAGGACCGTGGCGTTGGCCGTCCAGAGGCGCCCCTGCTGGACGTGCCGGCACAGCGCCCAGTACAGGGCGCTGTGCTGCTCCAGTTCACTCATCAGGCGCCCGTGGGGACTACAGGGGCCTCGTTGGCGCGATGCACCAGCACGAGGAGCTTGCGGCCGCTGATGTGTGCGTTCCACGCCTTCGCGAAGATGTTGAACCGCTCGTCGTTGCGGGCCATCCGCTTGTAGGAGGCCCTGTTCAGGAGCCACTCACGAAGCGTGTGCCGAGGGTCGCCCTTCGAGAGATCGCTGCCTTCGGCAACGGCCTGCTGAAACGCGTCCCATTCTACAGGGTACCGGCGGGAGGCGACGTAAGCCACGACAGGCCACGCAGAGCCTGCGAGGAGCTTCCTGCGGATCGGCGAGTTGACGTAGTGCGCGACAAACTCTTCCAGCGCCGGGTGCTCCTTGTAGGTGGCGATCAGCTGCGCGGTGGAGTAGGTGGCGTTGAAGTCCAGCGTCTGCCCGGTCTCGAACCAGTACAGCACCTTGGCGGCCGCGCCGGCAGCAGTGGACTGCTTGCTGCCGATACGCTGCATCATGTCGCCCATCGTGCGGCGGGCGCCGATATCAATCGTCAGGTAGGCGTCGGGGTGCAGGTTTCGCACGATCAGGAACTCCACCGGGTGTCCCATGGCGATGACTGCGTGCAGTCGATGCTGGCCGTCGAGCAGCTTGCCGTTCCAATCGAACTTGAGAGAGTCCCCGTTGAAGACCCAGTGGGATTCGCTCATGTCGGAGATGTACTTCCGCACGACCACGGGCTTCAGCCTGCGGTTGGTCTTGTTGATCTCCGGGTCCAGCCAGCGGCGGGCCATCTCGGGCGTCACAACTTCAGTCGCTACTACGTGTGTCATTTTCATTCTCCTCTTTCAGATGTTTCCACTTCACCCGCCTGCGAATACGGTTCACCTGTCCTTGCGACAGCCCGTAGTCGAAGGCGATCTGCTTCTCGCCGCGAGTGTCGCGGCGGATCGCATACACGTCCTCCTCGGTGATCTTCGCCGAGGGGTTCTCCTCACCCTTCCTCGCCGGCATCGGTCGCAAACTCCCCGGCGAAGGACAGGTAGTTGATGGCGTCGATGTAGCTGTCGACGTGATCCGGCGACTGCGCGATCCGCGACAGCTTCACGGCGAGCAGGATCATGGCGATGTCGTGCGCGAGCAGCGACTTGCCCGTGATTTCGTTGGCGATGCGCGCGATGCGTTCGTGGTTCTCCTTCACGGAGCCGTAGACGGCGCCGCGCGGCGCCAAGAGCGTCATCGCCTCGGTGATGATGTCAGTGTGCTTCATGACTTCCCCTCATAGTATTCGGCGATCTTGCCGATGTGCTCCCAGTTGACGACCAAAGGCCCGCGGCTGGCCCACGTACGCGTGTTGTTGTCGGCGCGCTCGTAGACGAGATGATCGCCAAGCAAATAGCCCTGCCCGATCAGGTACGACACATCGTTCAAGGTCTTCATGTCGGGCACGTCCAGAATGACCTGATGCGTCCCGTCGTTCTTGCCCGAGGGCATGTTCATGTGGATCAACAATTTCACGACGCGTCCTCCGGGGGAATGTAGGCGGAGAAACCCGCCCTGAGTTCAGTCTGCTTTATCGGCACTTTCCATCCTTTCCGTTCATTGTTGCTGATCCTCTCGCCGAACATCTTGCGCAATACGCTGCCGACGGCGCGCGATGTCCCGTAATTGTCAGGCAGCCCGTAGTACCGCCCGATGTCGCTCGCCGTGGCGAAGGTCCAGTCTTTCGCCGCGACATGCTTCTTGCGCGCGTACAGCTCCTGCAGGCGACCCTCGGCAGGGCTCTCGACGCGGTGTTCCTCGACGATGGCGCTGTGGAGCTGTATCTCCTCGCGCGTCAGGTTCCAGCCCTCGCCCTGCCGGAAGTAGTGGAGCATCTGGGCCCAGTACTGCTGCATGTCGATGCCGTGGAAGGCGTTGCAGCGCGTGACCTCGACAGGCCAAAAGCGCCGTGCGCCCGTCGGGTCGTTGAGGAACTGTCCGTCGTTCACGCTGGCCCAGAACGAGGTCACGCGGGGGCGTGTGGTGATGAGCCGGTCGTAGGGGAGGCGGATCTTGTCGACGGGGCGCGAGAGGAAGCTCTTCAGGTGCCCCGCCTCGATGCGGCTGATGATGGCCTCCAGCTCGGCCATCTCGACGAGCGGGGAGCTTGTCAGCCTGCGCTCGTCGTCCTTGCTGCTGGCGTGCCCGAGGTTCGCGCTCTGCTCCAGCAGACGCCACGCCGCGGGCAGCAGCGAGCCGATCCACGATGACTTGCCGCAGCCCTGCGGGCCGACGAAGACGACTACGTGGGGGACGCTGACGGGCGTCTCCCGCTCCCAGTTGGTCCACGCCACAATGGCCTGAATGGACGCGCGGAGGATGACGATGTCGCGCCACTGCGGGTTCTTCGCATCGACCGTGTCGGCTAGCGCGCGAAAGCGGTCAACGCCGTCCCAAGGTTTTGAAGTGATCCAGTCGAACACGGGGTGGTACCCGTTGTTCGACGACAGTGTGGTCAGCAGTTCGTCAAGCGTGGCGCGCAGCGAGATGCCTGCGCGGTTGGCGAGGGATATCAGAAATTCACGGGTCATCAGGGCGCGCTCCGAGGGGTTTTCAATCGCATTGAAAGCTTCGTCCGCGTGGGACAGTTCGACTTCGCCGGTCATGTGATTTCTTAGAACGGAGAAGCCGCATTCCGCGACGACATGCTGCACGTTTTCGATGGTGGCTTTCTGGATGTCCTTTGGAACGCCGGCCCTTGCCGTCACTTCGAGCGACGGCAGCTGCTCTTTCTTCACTCGCCCGGCGTACATCAGCACGAGCCCAGTAAGGATATCCCCCGCAGCGGCCCCCCGCGGCGGGGTCTGCAAAGGGCCCGGCAGCGCAAAGGCACCCCGCGGTATCGTCGCCAGCTTTTGGCCGATGGTGGTGATCTGCGCGACGGCCTCAGCCTCGAAATCAGGGGCACCGTTCGCCTCGCACCAGAGCAAGAAGTCGCCTTGCGTCCGGTGCTGGCAGGAACCGTGGAAGCAGTGATAGGAACCCGTCGTGCCGTTTCCGACCTGCCACTTCGCGTCGCGCCGGCCGTCGCTGTGCTCGTCGGCCCACGGACACTCGATGAACATCCAGCCGTCGGAGTTGGGCTCCGAGAGGGCCATGCCCTTCTCGGTGATCCACTTCAGGATCACGTCACCGCCCGTGTCGCCGCTCCATGCGCGCTTGGTCGAGCGCAGGCTCGTCGGCTCGCGCGGTGTCAGGCCAAACTCCTCGCACAGCTCCTTGAACGTCCACGCGGGCTGGTCCCAATCTTCCTCGACGAGACGTGCGACGAAGGGCGGGTTGCTCTTGTAGTTCAGGGAGCCGGGGAGGCGCACGAGGCGGTGAACGTCGCGCGCGCCGGGGTCACTGTAGCCGGCCTCGATCAGGGCCTCGATCAGGACCTGCGCCTCTTCCACCGTCCCGTCGAAGAGCAGGCCGTACTGGAAGTTGCCCGCCGACGTCTCCATCACGTAGTGGGGGCCAGCCTTGCCCTTGAACCTCGCGGGGTCGATCTTGGTCCCGATGTCGTCGAGGACGATGGCGTGGCACCGCGCCATGTTCGGCATCAGGCGGCGCAAGGGCTCGCCCTCGGGGGGCTTCTTCAGGGTCGAGATGCAGTAGTAGCTGGCGGCGTCGGGGCGCAGCTTCGTGCGGCCGTGCCTGTAGGGTGTAACCTGCCAACCGCGGCCATCTTTGCCGCGCTGGACGATGCCGATGATTTCGTCGTCGGGCACGTCACCGAAGACGTGGCCCATGAATATATTCAATTCCATATCAACCTCTACTTGTCGTAGCTGTATCCGTACTCCGGTTCGGCGGCAAGCGGTAAGTCCGGCCACGGGTTCGTCAGC